GAATAACTGATCCATTTTTATAATATATCCCAATAACATCTCCAACATTAAGAAAGTTATCGTCAATTGTTTTAAATTCATACTGGCTTGTGGCTGAATCTAATAGTCTTATTGATTCTAGATTGTAACAATTTGGAATATTGTATAGCCAATTTTTTGAGCGAATATTTCTGCTCAATTTCCCCAAAGATTTTGGCCGAATAGTGTCGCCAACATTCAGGTGATAGGCACTTGTGGTTTCTTTAAATTCTCCAATAACACCTGTTACGCGAACACTAACAACATCTTCAGTATTTTGGCCGCTATAACCATAAGCAAAGGCATTTACTGCAACCGTATCTCCAGCATTAAGAATAAGAGAAACACCAGAACAACCGAAAAATTGAGTTGTAGATTTTGAAGTATAGGTTATAACCGAATTGTCGCCTAAAAGTAGAGAGCCGCTTTGTGGAAATCCTACAGTTGAATCAACATCCAGGGTTTTAGCCCCAATAGTTGCCGAGCTTGTTAGTTGACTTTTGGGATGAATTGAAAATTCTCCAAACTCGCTCACATTATTGTTAAAATCATAATCCAGGCTAATAATATAGTAAGTTCGGTCTCCGCGAATTATTTTTTCTACTTTACTAATTGCCCCAGTGGCCTTTGGGTAATTTTCAGTTTTATCTTGAAATAATGTTCTATTTTCTAGTAGTGATGGATCTCCAAAAATTGGTTCAACAACTAAATCTCTGGTTACTCTATATTCTGCATCAGATGGTGTGAAAAGATATTCTCTCGGCTTTACTACTTGTACGGGTTCTCCATAAAGAGCCCCGAAGAGAATTTCAAAGGCTCTATCGGTTCCTTTTGTTGAATAGAAATCTCTTGATTTTTGAATAAATGTGGTCTGGTTTAAATTATCGGTAAATTCTCTACCTTCAAATCCAGGAATCAATTGTTTCTTTAGCTTAACCAGAAACCTATTAAGAAAAAGAACACTAAGATTTTCTACTACAGAATTTTCTAAATGGCCGGAAGACTCAGATGTTGAAAATTCTAGATCATAATTTGATGTACCACAAAATCCCCTGATGCAATCATTGAAAGTCGTATCAGTTTTTGATGTGTAAGTAATAATTTCAGAATCAATCTTTAATAGTCCATAAGAATCTGGAAATCCTCTGGTTGATGTTACTGAAATATCAGTATCGGTAAATGAAATATCTTCAGATAAAATTGTAGATTGTGTATTGTTTGTTAAATTTTCTAATTTGATATATTGATCAATATTGGCAATTAAATCAAAGGGTCCTCCTGCATATTCACCGGAAATAAAATATTGGCGTATAAATTCCACCAACAGTGGCGATTCTTCTCTTAGAAAAGATGGAATTTGGCTTTCAACGATAGAGCTTATTTTAACTTTCATTTTTATCGTGTATTATTTCCGTTTAGATAACTTGAAGAAGAAATATAACTGGAGCCGGATATATCACCGCCTGATGATATATCATCAGAAACCATATTAACCGTAGAATAATTTAGGTCCATTTGAAGATAAAGATCCTGCAGACCTATCACATCGTTTGATTTTGGAATTACTGAAATTTCAATGATATTATTCTTAACTGTTGATAAAATATTTATTGAACTTATTTTAATCTCTCCTAAAACATAATCAATGGTCCCGACATTATTGCGGATAACTGAAGGGACATCTTTATTCGTGAATAGAAATAAAGAGCCTGTGTTCTCATTGAGGGGCTTGTCTGATAGGTAAACAGTATCAGAAATGCCACTAACGGTGAATCCTGACGACTTTATGTTATAACCATTGATATTTTTAATATGAAATGAATTTCCAAAGCATGTTTCATAATTTGCAAATGTATTCAACACTACTCTCACATCTCTTCTTAACTGAATTTTTGTTATATTAGATGTTATAGCGGCATGACTATCATCAATTAATTTTTGAAATCTGCTATACTTAAATCTGGCACCGAAACTGTTCAAATCATAAGATTTTGAATAACTCTGTAGGTTGTTTAACACTACGCTCTGAACAAACTCGGGCGATGGGGCAAGATTTGGATTATAATATACTTCGCTGAACACTTCAAGAAAGAGATATTTTAAATCAATAATCTCTGGAACTATTCCACTTACCGCATAACGTTTTAACTTATTTTTAAGATTATCTTTAATGCTATTTGGCACAAAATTGCCATAAAACGGTTTGATTGTGATGAAAACTTTACCATATTGAGGTGGTGATAAAGTTTCACCACCATATGCAGCAACACTTTCAGCTTCTGGATATATTCTTGGAATTATTGATTCATAATCTTCTGGAGTCACACATCTCCCCTGAGCAGCATAGTTTTTGGGGGCCAGATTCTTGATTGAATTTATTGATTCAATTTCTTTACCACCACTGGATGCAATATTTGTTGTGACTACTGACACCCCAGATGTTACAGAATTGTTGTTATTATCTACAAGTCGCCCAATAAACGAAAAAGAAGATACACCATTAGCAGTAGAATCATTAGTAGTAACATAAGAGACTTCAATATAATTTTGATTACTTAAGCTAGCTCCAAAGATTCCGTCTCCGAAAATGAGTTCATATCTTTGATCCTCAATTTCACGGATAAAGAATATTTTTGAGGTTGAATTTACATTAAAAAGATTATCCGCAAATGTGAACTTATTTGATGATGATACATTAGCACTATCTCTTACGGTCACTCTAATGGTTGAAGTATCAATTTTTGGATTATCTAAAATAAATTTTTGATTTGGATTCAAAGAATCTACAGTGAAAGTATCAATTACGAATGAGCCTTCAATAATCTCAATTGAGTCAAAAAGAGCAATATTATTTACAACCGGCACGGTTATGTCGTTGGCAATAGAAAAGGTATAAGATTCATTTCCAAATGCCAGGGAAGAGCAAACAAGGCCCTTCTTTAGTGTTAATGAAATTGGGCTGCTAGAAAAAGATGAAGTATCAACGAAAAAGGAAATATTACCCCGTGCAGCTGTAGCACTTCTTGGTAAGTAGCCGATTTCTCTGGCAGCGGAAACGACATTTTCTCTTAAAGTTGCGCTATCAAGAAATGCCTCATTGGAAAGCATATTTCCGATAAAGGCATTTGTGTAGGTATTATATGCAAGAACGTCTATAATTACCGATAGATTTGAGCCTTCAAAATCATAATCGGTAAAGTTTGAATTAGACCTTAGATACTCTTTTAGAGCTATCCTAATTTGGTCATAATCTAATGTGGTGAAATTGACTATGGGTGATGTAGCCATTAACGTGTCGGTTGAAGAGCAAAGGTTAATTGTTGAGGCTGGGCATCAATTCCGATAATATCATATCTTATGACAACATCGTAGGCATTTTCATCATAATTAGGATTTACGTCAACAGATGATAATGATACTCTGGGCTCATAGTTTCTTATCGTATTATCAATTTCACTTTGAATATTAGAAGCAGTAGATTCGGTTAAGTTTTCAAATAGGCTTCTAGAAACACTACACCCAAGATTACTTTGAAAAAATCTCTCACCCTGTAGTGTATATACTAGATTACGAATAGAGCGAGATATTGCTGTTTCATTTTTTATGACAATTAGATCAAACGTTAAAGGGCTAACCTTAAAGGAAGAAGAAATGTCTTTGAAAGATTGACTTTTTCGCTCTACTGCCATTATTATAAAGTAATCATTATATCTATTTATTAGCCCAATAAAACTTTTTCTTTATCTTTAGTTTCACTGCGTTCAAATAACTCTGTTTCTTCGTCTAGAGAAGATTCCATGAATTCTTCACTATCTACTTCCCGGATTAATTTTGGTTGTTCCATTGTATTATCAATTGACTGATCCTATTTAGCTAAATAATGTTACATTGATAAACTAAAATGGAAAGCGTAGATTTTAAGGGTTTATATGAATCTTATAGAAGTGTTTATACTGAAGAAGTAGAGGAGCTTGATGAGATGAAAGAGGGCTATACCGATCCAAAATTCAATAGAAAAGAATATTTAGCCAAACTCTCAAAACGGGGTGGCATGGGGATGGGCACGAAAGAAGATCCACAAGGCTATAGAGACCCTAAAATGACTAAAGTTGGTGCAGAATTTGTAAAAAGGACAACTGCACGATCCAAGTCAAAAAAGTCTGGAGAGCCCGATGAATATAAAACTGAAAAGGAATCGCAATCAAAACTGAGATCTACCAATGAATCCACCGATCTATATGATCTAGTTCTAGAATATCTTCTTGATGAAGGTCTTTGCGAATCAGTTGAAAATGCTGAGATTATGATGGCTCATATGAGCGAGAGTTGGGTTGAGAGTATTATTGATGAGGCTGCTACAATTATGGCAGTCAAATCCCCTAAAGGTGAAGATAGAAAAGTCTCTAAATTTCGTTCAGGTCAAGAAACATCCCAACAAATTCAAAATAGAGCGTTTTCCCAGATGTTATCTGACAGACAAAAAGAAAGACAAAATCGTATGAATTCTGGACGAGCAACAGTTGCAAGGAAACGTGGAATTGAAAAAGCTACAAATAGATCAGAAAGGCTACATGACTTTGTTCCTGGAGAGGCCCACTACCGAATTGAAGACGATGGTACTATTCCAACAGACTATCGTGCTCGCAGACGCAGAGCAAGTGGCAGATAAGTACAGAAAAAAGCCCCCAAATCGGGGGCTTTTTAATGTCAACCTTGGCCTCGATAACGCTTTCGGGCCTTATTTGAGCTAGTAGAAGCATATTTTGTATGCTTTCCATCGCCTTGTCTGGACTTCTTTGGTCTAGATTGAATGTCGCTTGAACTCTTTGTCTTTGCTGCCATGGTTGTTCTCCTAAACGTAATTAAAATCTACTTTGTCTTCGTCAATTTCGCCTTTATAGGCTTTCTCGGCTAATTCAACTAGTATAACAAGAGATTCCTCTTCAGATACCTGTTTGTGAATTACCTTGCCGTCGTATAGAATGTTAATCATTTTTAAATTGCGAAAGTCTTTTCGTGGCCAACTCTAATTCGTGGATCTACCCACACCGGAATCCCCTTTTCTTTTGCGGTCAAGCAGAAGCCAACATCTTCACCGCAATAATCAACAATCTCACCATTATTAAATGTCTGGATCAATGGCGGCCACCAGGGATATTCCATACTCTCAAATACACCTTTTTGAACCATCAGCCAGCCCCCACCAACATAATCACAAGTAAATGGCTTCTTGCGTGCTAGCATCGTTTCAATCTTTTCCATATTCATCATTCCTTTATTCTTGACAAATTCATCAGATTCTAACCAAAATGCACATGCAGTATGTTCGCGGTCTTCGGTTGAATACCAACCAGATGCAATCGCCCTAGTCTTAGATTGGTCAATATGTTGATGTAATCCTAGTAGTTTACCTTCATCATCTCGCACCTCATCGTATGTAACCGCCTCATCTGGTAGAGCAAGATCACATAATTGCCAAAAATTCTCCGGTGTGAATGCAATATCGCTATCAATCCACATTTGATAATCATATTCTATTTGGCCCTGCCAGGGAACCTGATGAGGGCCCGCAAGAACATTGGCCCCAAGAACCTTACATCTGGCAAAATTTACCATACTGCTATAATCTTGCTGAATATGCAATTGCATATTATTCTGTGCAATTTGAAAACACAACTGCACGAAATTTTTTAGAAAGTTATAAGAACACCCTCTTCCAGGTAGACATAGAACTATAGATTTTCCTTGCATCTTTTGTTTGATTTTATTATAATCCCATTCAGGCTCAACAACTGTTGGTTGCCTCTCCTTAATTTGAAACCCCTTTGCCATATTGTTTGCTTTTGCAATAATGCGTCCTATATAGGTGCTCTTCAATCATAAATAATTTGAAGAACGTAGAGTGAATGAATGTCTATTGATACTGCCGAATTGAAGAAGCTCATTGCAAAGAAGTCCGCTAAATTGAGCAAGCCACCATCTCACGGAAAGACAAATAGAACTCAAACAGATGAGGCTGAAAGAGAATTTAAGAGTGAACGCGATAAGTTAATGAAAGAATACAAAGAAATCGTTGCAGATATTTTATTCAATGAAGGGTATGTTGATTCTCATGAATCCTTGAATGTCATTCTTGATGTTATGAGCGAGAGTTTTATTGAAAACTTAGCCAGGAATTCTAAATGAAAACTTTTGATGAATTTATCAATGAAGCTAAGCATGGGGCGAGCAGTTCAAGAGAAAGAAGGCAACAAAGAGGCGAAAATCTTTCAAAAATTCTAAAGAGAAGAATGGGGACTAGGGCTAAAATCAGAGGAGGAAGTGATGAACACTTTCACACCACATCTGATCCAGATGATGTCTCAATAGAAATTAGAAAATATAAAAATCCCGCGCATTATGCAGCCGGAGAAACTCCAAAAGTCAATACTATTAATGGTAAAAACGTAGTCGTTAAAAATTCGGAAAGAGCATTTAGGGCAAATCAACTAAGAAAGCAAGTAACCAAGAATCGTAGAAACCCAAAGGGCGCAGTATTTACCACTGATATTGTTCCAAATTTAGAAAGAGGTCATGGCGATTTTGAGAATATTAAGAAGAGAACTCAAAATCTTAAAAAGGCTGTTGAAAATGTTCCGAGAGAAATTAAAAAGGCCGGGGCAAAGTCTGGTGATGTTGTTATTGGAAAGCCTGGACAAACTCAAAGTGGTGGTCCAGAAAAAGCCGGAAGAAATTCCAGGGCTAAGTTATATAAAAAGCTACTTCCTAATGCCAGTAAAATGAGCCCCGTTACAAATCGTATGATGGGTAAAGTGGAATGAAAACTTTTGAAGAATTTTTGTTTGAGGCAAATCCACCGAAACCAGATGCCTTAAAAACTATCAGCAAAAACTGGGAAAGAAGGCCAAATTATAAAGGCGTCAATGTATATGCATCTCAAAATAAAGATCATATAAGAGTTCACGACTTATTTGTGCCGTCTCATTTGAGGGGCAAAGGTGTTGGTGGTAGAGTTATGAAAGGAGTAACGAGATTAGCAGATAAACAGGGCTCTAAAGTCTCTTTAAATCAGGAGCCAGCTCCAGGTTATAAGAAAAAGTTGGACACATTTTATAAGAATTTTGGGTTCAAGCCCAATAAAGGAAGAAACAAAGACTTTACCACAAGAGATACACATATCAGGCAACCAAAAGATAAATAAAATAAAAAAGATGCAACCAAACAAGACATTTGAAGAATTTCTTTCTGAAGCCATTGCAGCCACTAGGGCTACAACTAGAGGCAGAAAAATTCCAGGTGCGGCTCAGAAAATAACTGCTCAAAATGACCGCAAAGAAGAAGCCCGAGCACGCCAACGTGAAAGAGAGGCTCAAAGGCAGAGAGACATTGAATATGCTCAAGAGAGAAGAGCGAATCCAGAGCTTATTAAAAAAGAAGCAAGAAAAAGAACTCTTCCAAGTAGAATGGAAAGAGCCGCACAAAAGTTGGGTTTATGATAAATAGACTTAGTAAGTAATTTGTGAAATGGACATTAGAGAACTTTCTAATTTGTATGAATCTTATGCATCCATTTATGAGATGAAATCCACTCGTATTTCAAAAAGTAGAGAAAAATATATTAACCCAGATCAAAGTAAAGATTGGGGGCATAATAAAGAATTGAATTGGGGTGAAACTCACCCAAAAATACCTTCACACAAGGAGGCAATGGTCAAAAGACTAAAATTTGCCATTGAAACCCAAAGGCGTCAAGATAAAGAAACTGGTATGCGAGAACACGTCTTAGATTATCTTGTAAATGAGGGCTACGTTGATTCTTATGAGTCGGCTGAATGTGTTTTAGATGCTATGAGTAATGAGTGGTTGGATAATTTAACTGAAGCAACTTTCCATGGTAAGATGCCTGGAGGGGCCATAAAAACAATAGCAACTCCTTCGAGTAACTACACTCCTAGGGGAAATGAACCAGATCAAAGGGATTCTGCAATGAAATCAACTTTAAAACGAATGAAAACTACTGCACAAGATGAAAACGAAAATGATAATAGAGTTAGTGATAGATTAAAATCATCCAGAGAGAGGAATAGAATATTAGCAAATCAAAAAACACCATCTAGAAACATCGCTCACGATGAAAAGGCTTTAAGGCGGCAAGGAGAAAATGGAAAAAGAAGAGTTGGAATTTCTCCTGGAACAGTTGCACGCAAAAAGCTAAAAGAATTGGAACATAGACTACGCAGAGATCCCATTAAAATAGTTTATGACCATCCGTATGATCCTGGTACAGATGTTAGTACCCCCCGAGCGATAAAAAATAATGAAAGATACCATCGCATAAAAAACGCATTAAACAAAAGAGGTGGATGGGGTCAAAAACGTGAAGAAATAGAATACCTACTCAATCTACTGGTAATAGAAGGCTTTACTGATTCTTATGATGGTGCAGAAGCCATTCTAGAGGTTATGAGTGATGAATGG